TTAGTCTCCAAGGTATGTATATTAATGTGGGTTAACTGCGTAGGAATACGGTTAACGTAGTATGTGCCAGATATTTCCTTTGTTAAGGTTATGTATCTGGTACTTCATGTTTTATACCGTCAGAATGGCACGGAGAGCCACTGTAAGCGATTATTGGGATAGAGGAAGGTGATGAGTAAGGAACAAAGTAACGTACCGTAACACCTCTTATATCTCTATCTTTGTGTGTTCTTGTGTTATTTGTGTTGAAAAAAACCCCTTACCCGAAGGTAAGAGGTAAATTTCATACTAAACCAAGACGTTTTCTTGTCTCGTTCAGTTCAGCTTCACCCTCTGCAAGACGTAAGTCTTGTAGTTGGTGAAGATTATCTACTTCCTTTTCTGCCAGTTTGACTGTCTTTTCTACGGTCTCTGCAGATACTACAAGAGTATTGGCTGTTGCACTTATGACACGCTTAAGATCTGCCCAGATACCACGATGTTGTTGTTGTTCCATGATTCACCTCCGGAGTGAATGATTTGATAGCTTAAGTGCTACCATGTTATGTACCGCCAGATAGGCACACTGGTTCAAAATAAAGATAGTTATGAAGACACCCAGGGGGGTACCTTCCTTTTTCTCTTGTTCAGTGTGTAAGTAATGCCTTTATACAAAATTATAAAATTTTCAAAAAGTTGAAACTCAGCTCCCCTATAAAATTATTATTTTTGTGGGTAAACCTTTTGGTAAATTATATTTTACTTTCTGGTATACTTGTGGTTCTTTAAACAGTACAGAGACATAATATGAGTTATCAAGATATAGAGAACGAAATGCAGGAAAAAGGGTTAACTGCTCCACGGATTACGCCTGCGGATATTGAGAGTAAAATCTTTTCTGAAGAATTTATTCTGCAGCCAGCTGGTACGACGCTGACAATTTGTATTTTAATGTTGAAAAATGGTTATACGGTGACCGGTGAGAGTGCGTGTGCATCTCCTGAAAACTTTGATCAGGATATGGGTATGAAAATAGCACGGAAAAATGCTGCAGATAAAGTATGGACCCTGGAAGGTTACCTGCTGAAAGAGAAACTTTTTACCGGAGAACTGTAATGACTGATGAAAATACACAAGATATTCAGATGGACGATGAAGAACATATTTCCCACAAAATTGTAAAACGCTTACCGATGACACGGTTAGAGTATAACAATTTCCGTAAATGGGATCTGCCAGTAGATGAAAACGGAGCAGATCCTGGCTATCTGGTCGAATACCTATACGGTGGTGAGCCAAATGTTTCAGGTTTTGAAGGGTATGTTAGTTGGAGTCCTAAAAAACAATTTGATGATGGATGCACACTGGCTGCTGTTTCAGAAAAGTCGCTTAATACTGCTGATCAGGATGGTTGCCGGAAGAATGTTACGGATGTTGTAATTTTTGGTGAAGATCTTTATAAGTTGCTGAGTAAGGCCAGCTCCAAACGAGAGGGTTGGATGAAATCTTCTAAGGCGATGGAGACTCCTAATGGGTGTGTAGTTCAGGTTACCACGCAACAGAGAAATTTTGATGGTACTTATTCGCTGGCTGAAGCGTTGACGTTTGTGCCTCATGTGAAAATTATTGAGACAAAAGATGAAGATGGGGTAGTAACTGGCCGGAGGCTTATGTAATGACTCCAATACTCAGATACTTTGAATACTCCCATCTCCCAGTAGATTTGCAAAGTGTTAGCGTGACTATTTCAAAAGCTGCTCATGAGTTAGATGAGAAGCTGCCGGATGGTCCTGAGAAATCTGCAGGTTTGCGGAAATTGCTGGAAGCAAAGGATTGTTTTGTTCGTGCAGCACTGGTAAAGTAAGTGAATGAACTTATTTAATCAACATTGCCCGGAACAAAATCCATCTAGACGTGGAGGTTGTGTTGTGTAAGTAAGATTAATTTGCTGAACACCAAATAAAACCTCTACTGATTACGTCGTAGGGGTTTTTTATGTGTGGCCATAGCTCAGTTGGTAGAGCAAATGCCTGTGGCGCATACTGCCTGGGTTCGACCAATTATATCCCCGTGGACAACCGGTCAAGTCACTGGGCTTTCATCCCAGCATAGCGAGTTCGATTCTCGCCGGGGATACCATTTTTAAACCTGTTCCTTCGGGCATCGAAAGCTCAATTCTTTCCACACCCACCAATTTTTAGTTTCCCGAACGGCTGGCGGCATAGGCACAGGCGCAGCCTGGGCATATCCGGTGCCCCCCCGGGCACCAGCCAGCTTATGAGGGACAGTTTCTGGTTACTTACATAATATTACTAATTGTTCATAAAGTTAATTTATGAAGTATTATTGCCCTTATTTCTTCTTCCTCCTTCCATAAGAAAACGTGCAAAAAATACTTCATAAATTAATTTTACTCACAATTACTAATATTATTGGTTTGGCGGCACTATTGCGAGCACGTAAGAATATATAAAGAGAAATTATTTTTAGTTGCTAAGTGTTTGATTTTAAACACATTGCAATTTCCACCTGTGTTCAGGCTGGAACACATTTGTACCGCGGCTGGACCACAAACAGCAATATTGATCAGCTAAACTGGTACATTTGGTGTTTTTTGTTTAAATTATGTGGTATTATTATTGGCACATTAGCCAGGAAAGAACTATGAAAGATTATTTAGACGCAAATAGATATACGCTTACAGACAACGAAACAGGAGAAATAATGTATGTTGATAGTATTGCTAAAGAAGCTGATAAACGCTACTGGGAGAAAACGTATGCCAAAACTATAGCTGAATGCTTTGAGTTAGTTGGAAACGCACCAACTAAGGTTCTTGCACATTTTTTAAGGATTAAAGATTCTAACAATCAAATAAACGGAACTGTAAGAGAAATGGCTAAAGATATGGAAGTGTCCAAGACTACGGTGACTAGAGTAATGAGCGTATTAACAGAAGCAGGTTTTATGAAGAAACGTAGAAGCGGTTGTTATATGCTATCTCCTGACGTAATAAAGCACGGCAGTAGAGGTAAAGGAATTATGGTGTTAATGTTATGGAAAGGCTTGTAATAGCAGTATCTGATGGCAAGCAAGATGATTTAGAAAGCATTATTAAAGAGTTAGAAGTTCACGTTAACGTGCCATAAAACATATGGAGTAATCTTATGAAACTTACTAAAATTGAGGAGAAGCGGCTAATTAAAAAAGCCCATAAACTTATTGACCGAATCGAGAGCAATCTTGACCTCATTGTCAAAGCAGTTAGTTCAAAGCAACAGAAGGCAGCATAAAAAGAAAAATAAGCCAATTACAGGTACTACCTCATTTCAAGTAAGCGTCACTAGTGGTAATGAGCTTTCATATAATGAGTATTCAGATGGTGTGTCATACATACCAAGCGATGCTAACTTGGAAACAAATAAAGTTATTTCTAAATTGCAAAAATATAGTTAAGTAAGCTACACTGTTTGGATAAACTGGCTTTACTACTTAACTTTATGACCAAAAATTTACAAGAATACCTAAAATTAGCTGATTCCAAATCTGTTGATGTGCTGCTGTGGGTACTCGATAACCGCACAAATGATAATCGGCTTTATTCCACATTAGATTCCATAGCCGTTTCTTGTAACGTCACAAAAGTGACGGTTAGTAAGTTGTTTCAGAAATTATACAAAGCTGAATTTATATATAAAATACGAAACGGTCAATACCAGCTAATAAATATCGATGGCATTCTTTAAAAGAAAAGATATTGGCCGGGTGTATATCATTAAGATGGTGTTGCCTGATGGGTGTATTGTGCATAAAATTGGAATGACACACTCTAACCGGGCTACTGATCGTATGATGGAAATACTCAGGTCCTGGTTTACCAGGTACCGGTTTGTCCCATATAGTGAATTACGCCTGGATATGGAATGTAACTACCCTGGTGATCTTGAGAAACATATTCACCGGATACTGAAAAGTAAAAGATTTGAACCAGATGAGAAGGTTGAAGGAGGTACTGAGATGTTTACCGAAATCAACGAAGTACGAGTTATCCATTACCTAAGAAATTTTGATGAGGCTTCAGTAGATTCCTTAACCTCCTTGACTGATACCGATTGCAGTAATATCTGCAAACTACTAACCGGAAAGAGATAATGGGCGAAGCTAAAGCAAGTAAGACAGCAATCCTGACCAAAGACCAAATGCTCAGAGTATTGCCTAAAAGGTTAAAAGGAAATTATACAGATGCTATTTTGGATTCTGTAAATAAGTGTGCTCAGGACCAGAGCTTCAGAGAGTTCTTTAGGGATAATGTTTTAAGCTATACAAGCGTAATGCAGTCAGGAAGGTACAAATTAACTTCCTATGTCAGTGCTGTAAAATATGTCAGTCATAAACTATTGGGTGATAAGGATATAGAAGCCTACGCAAAAACCTTTCCTGATAGGTATCAAAGGATGAAAGATGAGGGCAATAGTCAAAACGTTATAGCAAGTTTTGCCAGTGCCTTTAAGAAGAATAAGCTAGTACAAGGTGTGTTTGAGCAGAGCATAATGCCTACTCACATACTAAATGCAGACCTATTCCAAAAAGCTATTAATACTCAAGCTGAACTAATGATGAATGCTAGAAGCGAGAAAGTTAGATCTGATGCGGCTAGCAGTTTAATGATGCACCTTAAACCGCCAGAAACCAAGAAAATAGAGTTAGATATAGGACTTAAGCAGGATCAAAGTCTTGCCGATTTGAGAGAAGCTACTGGGGAATTAGTTCGAATGCAAAGAAAACAGATGGAAGCCGGAAATACAAATGCATTAGAAATAGCTAACAGTACTATAATTAAAACAGTGGATTCTGATGAGCAGCAGTAAAAAATCAGTTGAAGATTATCTTAATAGTGTTGACTATAAATTTAAAAGCTATATACCTTCTGAAGCTAGTTTACATTTTATAAATTTTATAAAACTAGTTAATGGAGCAGAAGGGGAATCTAATAAGTCTCCGGTTACCCATTTTCAGTTGATGGACAATATATTTAGTGGTAAAACTAGATTAGCTGTTTTATGTCATCGCGGCTTTGCTAAATCAACACTGCTGACTACGTATCTGCCTTTGTATATAGCTGTGTTTGGAAAATTAGACAATTTTGGTGTAGTAAACTACATGTTAGCTGTTTTAGATAGTCAAGAAGGCGGTGCTAAAACTATGCGTAAGTCTTTAGAGATGACTTATAACAATAGTGAGTTTTTACAGCAATATATAGTAGACACAAGATTTACTGATACTTTTATAGAATTAGAAAATAGGGATGGGCACAGATTAGGCATAAAAATGGTTGGTGCCCAGATGTCTATTCGCGGGACAAGATTTGCTAACAATACCGGTTCTCATAGACCCGAGTTTTGTATTATGGATGATATTTTAAGCGATACTGACGCTAAATCTCCTACAGTTATAGCTAATATAGAAAATACAATACATAAAGCAGTAGATAAAGCAATGCACCCTACCAGAAACAAGATTTGCTATATTGGTACAGTATTTTCTCAGATTGATCCACTGTACAGAGTCATAGAATCTGGTAGATGGAGTCCGAGCGTTTATCCTGTATGTGAAAGATTTCCTTGTACAAAAGAAGAGTTTGTAGGTAGTTGGGAAGATAGATTTCCTTATGAGGTTGTAAAACGTATGTATGATGATGCTGTAGCAATGGGAAGAATGTCAGATTTTAATGGTGAAATGATGAATAGGGTCATGTCTGATGAAGATAGGCTTATTCAGGACAGTGATATCATGTGGTACAAGCGTGGTAATGTTATGCAAAATAAGGGACTTTTTAACTTTTACATAACCACAGATTTTGCTACAAGTGAAAAAACTAGTGCCGATTATAGTGTTATTTTTGTTTGGGCTTACAACAATAAAGGAGACTGGTTCTGGGTAGACGGAGTACTTAAAAGACAGCTAATGGATGCTAATATTGATGATTTGTTTAGACTAGCTCAGCTGTATAAACCACAGCAGACAGGTATAGAAGTTACAGGACAACAAGGAGGATTTATTCCGTGGATTAAAAATGAGATGATAACCAGGAATGTGTATTTTACTTTGGCTAGTGAGAATAATAGTAATAAAGAAGGTATAAGGCCTGTTACAAATAAGTTGCAGAGATTTAATATAGTTGTGCCATGGTTTAAAACGAAAAAAATGTATTTTCCGGAAGAGATGAAAGAAGACCCTATTATTAATGAAATTACAGAAGAATTGAGTTTGGTTAGTTTAGCAGGCATTAAAGCTAGACATGATGATGCAATAGACACTATAAGCCAATTAGGCAGTCTTGCTCCATGGAAACCTTCTGCAGAAGTAGCCAAAAAATACAATAAAGAAAGCAATATTTGGGAAGATGATTTTGAAGTTGATGATACAACTGGCATAGATTCCTATATTGTATAATACGGAAATTGGGTTATACTCAACAAAATTTTACCTATAAAGGCTATAAATGCTTCTAGCTGACTTGTTTAGCTATATATCCACATTAGACTCCTCATCTATAAATATAGGTGGAGATGATAACGGAGATATAGCCAGTAATCATTACCCAAAAGTTATCAATGCTATCAATTTAGCTATGATTGACCTTTATACGGAATTTCCTGTAAAAGTTCGTGGTATGACAATACAGTTGTATTCACATATTACGGAATATTATCTTGATAGTGACTATGCAGCTACGAATACCGAATCTACTGAAGTTTATAAATACATAACTGATACGGCTAACAATCCTTTTACGGACGATGTAATACACATAGTTACAGCATTTAATGAGGAAGGAGAAGAGTTCTATCTTAATAACGAAGAAGAATCCTTGTCCCTTTACACTCCTTCCTACGACATTCTTCAACACCCTTATCCAAGCAGTGAAAACGCAGTATTTCTTACCTACAAAGCACTTCCGACTAAAATTCCTACCAATTCCGATGTAGATACTTATAAAGTAGGCTTACCCAGGCAATTGCTGAATTTGTTGTTAGTGTATGTAAATTATAAATTACTGTCTTCTGTTAACAAGGAAGAGTCTATGGCCAAACTTAATGAATATTTAAGTCTTGTCGCTAAAGCTAAAACCAATGGCCTATTCTTATCTGATGAAGCTGCTAATACTAAGATAGAGGATTTGAAATGGGAATAAACAACAACCCGGCTAACTCAGGACAAATAGTTGATGACTACATTAATACTGCTTACGATACTGTAAAAGTTGTAGCTGACAATCTTACAGAAGTTGTGAGGGTAGCTGACTTATCTACTACGTTTCAGGCTTCCTCTACTCCTCCTACCACTAGAGCCGATGGCAATCCTTTAGAATCTGGTGATCGTTACTTTAATGAAAGCAGCACAAGCATTTATACATGGGACGCTACAGGTTTAGTCTGGATAGTTGAGGGAAGTACTAATACTACTTATGAGGCAGTTACTGTAGACGTTACTATGGCAAGTACAGGAACAATCACTCTTACAAATCCTTATGTAGTAGCTGGTGATAATAAAATAATTACGGTACAAGGAGTTATACAGTATCCAGGTACAGACTACACAGAAACTGATACCACTACTTTAGATTTTGGTGCTGGAGTACTGGTTGAAGGAGATACAATTTTTTCTATTATAGGAACTTCAGTAGCTATAAGCACTATAGATGCTGCTGCAACTACATATACTCCTGATGGGGGTATAGCTACAACTGTAGCTGCTAAATTAAACGAATTCACAAGCATTAAAGATTTTAGCAGTACTGCAGGAGATGGTGTAACTGAGGCTACGGCAGCCACTATTTTAGCAGTA